TCACTGAAAAACAACACCCATCCCGGAAGCGTTGGCAACAACTGGCAACATATCCGGATTTTTCACCTTCTTCGCGCCCTTCTTGCCGTTCGCTGGCAACAATACGCGCGCCATCTTCTCCACCGCGACGCGATGTTCATCGCCGACCAGATGGCCGTAGATGTTCACCGTCGTCTCCGGATCCTCGTGTCCTAACTGTGCCTGGACGACCTTCGGAGAGACGCCCATCGATAGAAGGACGCTCGCCGTCGTGTGCCGGAACGCGTGCATCCCGCACACCGGGACGCCGACCTTCTTCAGCACCGGATGGAGCCGGACGTCGTTCACCTTCGAGAGACGGAGAGGAGTCCCCGCCGTCGACGTGAACAGGAGATCGTCATCGTTCGCGCGCCATCCCCGCATGAGGTACTCCGCCAGGATCTCGCGCAACGGCTCCGGCATCGGGACGTCGCGATACGACCGCTTCGACTTGAGCGTAATCAGCGCCCCGCGATCGTTCGATCGCCGGACGTGGATCAGCTTCTCCGCGAAATTCAGATCGCCGCGCTTCAGCCCGAGAACCTCGCCAGGACGTAACCCCGAGAGCGCCGCCGTCGCGAATAGAACTCGCCACATCCCCTCAGCGTTCGCCAGGATCAGACGAACGATCTCGGGGCTGAAGTGACTCCGCTTCACGGGCTCGTCGAAGTTCGGGAGCTCGAGATCGCTCGCGTGATACGTCGCGACCGCGTACCCCCATTTTTTAGCCGTCGCGTGAATCGCGCCGAAAGTCCCGATCACGTTCATGACCGAGTGACGCTTCATCCGCTTCAGCAATTGAGCGACGAGCGCCTGCACCTGCATCTGACCGATCGACGCGAGCTCGTGATCCCCGAAGTACGGGACGAGCGACGTCTTTAGGTGCTGAAGCGCTTTCGTCTGCGTTGATGGTTTTCGAGTCGGAAGGACGCGCTCCTTCCACAGCTCCGTGAACTCAGCGAACGAGATCACGAAACCCGGGCGATGGTGGACATCGTTCAGCGGCGATACGACGCGATCAGCGAGACGACGCGCTTCGCGTAACGAGATCTCGGACACGTTCCCGAGCCACGTCTTACGAAGTACGCGTTTGATCTCCCCGCTCGCGCTGAGTACGTCTTCGCGCCACATGAACCGCCATCTCCCCTCGACAGCTTTCAAACTCCCCCGTTGGTATCTCCTGCGGGCCATCGAAACGACCTCCTTCGGTCGAGTCGGCCCGCTGACTCCTTCGGACTTGGGACTGACTGTAACGGTCCCAATCGAGTAAAGCAACACTTCACAGGTAACGCCGGAGTGATACGCCAGCGCGTCGAGCACTATCCCGGGGAGAGTCAGCTCTCCAGCCGGACCGATCAGCCCCTCGTAATCGCACACGAGGAGGATCGAGATCGCCAGCATGAGGGAGACAACGATCAGGAGACGACGCGAGCGCCTCGAGAGTGAAGCGCCGCTTTTCTTCTCTGGTTGGACGGGGGCAAAACCCGCACTTCTGGCCCGATACTGCGAAACTCCCCACATAGCCCCACGAACGGTTTTATGTGAGCACAGCAAAAGTTGTCAAGTACGACTTTTCAACAGGCGCGAGTGACTACTCGCATGGGCGCGAGTGACTACTCGCGTATAACGCCGCGGAGCCAAACTTCGACGAGCTCCTCCGCGCGCGCGTCGTTGAGACGAAACGCCTTTGAGTAACTCGATCCCCATAACGCACGCGTTACACCGAAGCCGTAGAGCTCGAGGACGAGAGATCGCGCCGCGACGACGGGGTCGACCGCGAGACGCTTAGCTCTACGCTCGCGCCTGAGCCGCTCCAGTAGCGGAGCGTATCGCTTCAGGATGAAACTATTCACGAGCCGATCGATCTCTCGAGGAGGGAATTCCGTCGCGACGACGAGCGTCAGCCGGATATAGTGATCGCTCGCCATCGCGTCCAGCGTGACGCGGACGAACTCCGTCATCGAATCGCGAAAGTCCTCGATCGCGATCGCTCGGGTGAACTCCTCAGTTCTCCGCGCGCGCTCGAGCTCAGCATCTAGCACAGCTCGGAAGATCGCTCGCTTCCCGGAGAAGGAGCGGAACAGCGTCGACTCGTGAACTCGTGAACGACGAGCGATGTCTTTCGTACTCGTCGCGTTGTACCCGCGGAGAGCGAACAGCTCTGTCGCCGCGCGGAGGATTCTTTCGTTCGTGCCTGACATTGGCTTCACTTTCGATGCGCGCGAAGATCGCCGCGCCGCTACGCGTTCGCGCGATTCGCGAGCGCACGCTGAGCTACTGGAGAGCTCAGCGGAACCATGTGCTCCGCCCCGCACGTCGGGCAAACCTGTTTCTTATTCGAGACCCGCCACAGTGAATAGATCAGCCCCGGGACGATGAAAAAACACCAGAGGAACAGCTCGATCAGGAACGAGCCCGGAGTCTTCTTCTTCGGCTTCGCCTGAGTCCCGCAATTCGTGCAAAACATGACCTTCGCCATTTTTCCCCCTTAGTTACCGCGCTGCGATTGTATAGGTGCGCTTTACTTTTCGCGGTGACGATGGTCATGTTCCGGAGGTAACTTCCGGGATGACCGCTCACGACGCGAGCGGATACTCGCATCGACCGCCAGGATCAGGAGGAGCGCGAAGATCGCGCCCTCCAGAATCCCAGCCGCCCACATGACGAGCGTCGTCGGAGTCATCACATCACCCGCATGCATCGGACGAACTCGCCGAAGTCCGTCGTCGAGAACCGCGGACCGTACTTCCGCGCGTGATGGTACGCGGAATTCCGGAGCCCCTTCGCGCGCTCCTTCTTCACGTCGAAGTAATCGCCGACCTCCATCGACGCGAACGGATACCGCGCGCGACCCTTCGTCTTCACGAGCTCGAGCTTCGCCATCAGGTAGAACCCTTCGCCATCGGCAGCGCGTAAAAATTGAGATTCCCATGATCGTCTTCCAGCACGACGACCGCATGACCGAGCTTCCGAGCGGTAGTGATCTGCACCGTGAATTCAGGCGGAGCGCGGAACTTCATGAGGTGGACTCCGCCCGGGTAAGTCGTCGCCCACCTTGCGCGACGACGATTCTCCTCCGACTCGAGTTGCTCGACTCGCTTCTTCAGCTCGCGCGCTTCGCGCTGAGAGATCTTCTTCGTTGCCATGTGCTCGCCCTCGTCAGAATGGAATGTCGTCGTCGTCGAAGCTGTTCGACTGCGCAGGAGCCGGCGAAGCGTTGACGCCGTAGCCCTCGCGCGCCCGCTGATACTCGCGCCCAGCGTTACCTCCGTTCCGCGGACGCTGGTCGAGCTGCGTATGACGATCGCGCGTACGCTCGCCGCCGCCTTCGCTGTTACCGCCGCCGAGCATCTGCATCTCGCTCGCGATGATGTCCGTCGAGTACCGCTCGATCCCGTCCTTGTCCGTGTATTTGTCCGTCCGGAGCGAGCCCTCGATGTAGACCTGACGCCCCTTCTTCAGATACTCGCCCGCGATCTCCGCCAGCTTCCCGAACAGCTTCACGCGATGCCATTCCGTACGCTCCTGGCGCTCGCCGCTCTGCTTATCCGTCCACTGCTCCGACGTCGCGATCCGGAGCGACGTGATCGCCGTCCCGCCTCCCGTGTACCTCGTTTCCGGATCCGCGCCGAGATTCCCGACGAGGATCACTTTGTTCACGCCTCGTGCCATTTCATTGCCCTCTGTTGAGTTAACCCTTCAGCCTCGAGAGCTCGTCTCCGAGATCCTGGACTTCTTCCTTCAGCGAGTCGACCTCGCGCTCGAGATCCGACACCTTACCCTCGAGCTCGTCGCGTTCGCTCTCGACGTCCCTCTTATCGCTCACAGCTTCGCGCAGCGCGTCGCGGAGCTTATACGTCCCGTCCTTCTTCACGCTTTCCTGCGCAGCGACGACGAGAAGCCTCACGCTATCCCACACGTGCGGAGCGACGTACTTTTCGAGATCCTCGAGCAGGCAATCGAACGCGCCGTCGACATCCGGACACGTCCACTGGCAATAGGCGAGCGTCTCGTCGTCGACGTTGCGGCTCATGTCTTCGCACCGTTCAGCCTTTCGCGGATCTTCGATCGCAGATCGGACGGCTGATCTTCTTCGCCGCCATCGTCCGCAAGCGTCGGAGCGCTTAGAAAGTCCGCCTTCGACCCGTAGCGAAGTGGCGTTCTCACTTCGACGAGCTGCATCTCCAGCCAATCGAGCAGCTCCGAGTCTGTACGGGCCGTCGGATTCGGCTTACAGCACCCGAAGCCCTCATTCTCCGGACAGCTCGCCGGATCGCCGGAGCACTCCGGATACTCCTCGCGCGCCTCCATGACAGCCCGCGGAACGATCCCGTCGAGAAACTCCTTCGCGAGATCTCGGCCCGCTTCGTCGTACGCGGTGTAATCGTCGACCGCTCCGTCCCACACCGCCTCGTGATACTTCACGAGAAACGCTTCGACCTCCTCGCGAGTGACGAAGCGACCGAGTCGACCATCCGTCTTTGGCGCGCTGCTCTTGATGCCGCACGTCGGGCAATAAGTGAGCTTGCTCATTTCGCGCACCCCGCCACGGACTCGGCGACGAGACGACAGAACTTATTCCGTTGCGACGTCGCGCTGATACCGTCCTCGGAATTCAGCGCCAGGAGAGCCGAGCGAAGAAGGTCGCCGCCGTGGATCGTGGCGATCATCTCCGTATACTCGCGCCTTGCGTGCTCCGCCGTCGCCATCAGTTGCGGAGCGACGACCTTCAGGACAGCGTCCGCGTGTCTCTGACACTTCTCCCGCATCCCATGGCCGATCGAATCCGCGATCGCCTTCGCGATAGCGTCGCGCAGATCGAGGAGCGTCATTGGTTGCTGACTCATTTCGCTTTCTCCTTCAGGAAAACGTGATTACCGACCACGCACACGACGACCATTCGCTCAGCCCACGCGGGCCGCGGATGGTGCTTCTCGTAGAAGTGCGTGGCACCTGGACAGATCTCGTGCCGGATCAGCCGCTCGTCGTCTGAGATAGCGAGGAGCGCGACGAAGACCAGGAGCGCGCGGATCATGACAGCGCCTCGAGCAGCGCGTCAGCGTGACGGACAGCGAGCCGCGCCGTCTCCTCCGGGCTGCGCTGGATCATCATCGACCGCTCCTCGTCGGAGACCATGAGAGCGACCGCGCCCTCGCCAGCGAGGAGCCCTTGCATCGCCGCGATCGCCGCGCGCGACCGGAGATCTAACACGAGCTCGATCTTCGGGTAATCGCCGTAATAGCCGTCCATCACGGAGCCCTCGACAGCACGCCGCCGAATCCCCACGCGCCGAACGCGATCACGAGGATCGCCAGGACGCGCACCCACCACGGACCCTCGAGCGTCATCGCCGCGGCGAGCGCCGCGATCCCGCCGCCCGTGATAATCCCCACGAGATACGCGTCGATCGTGCAGTTCTTCGCGATGTCGCGGACCTTCTCGATTTCGTTACTCATGATCTTCTCCGGAAAGGTGACACCCGCCAGGAGCGCCCCGAGAGACAGGGGATCACCGGGACGCGCCCGCCCTGGCGGGTGTCGTTGAACATCAGCGAAGGCAGTCGAAGACCCAGCTCACGGGGAGACCGCGCCGGATCCGATCGCGCGCGCGGAACTCCGCCCACTCGATCCCGCCTCGACGACGAGCCCGCTCGCGTTCGCCCTGGTGCGGCCGATAGCGACCGCTGCCGTACTGCGGGAACAGGCGACGGAGCGGACGGGAGCGACGCTGAGGATGCGTCACGACGTGCGGAGCGGAGACGCTAGCCCCCATCATCGCGAGCGCGCTTCCGGTCATCCAGCTAAGAGCGCGACGGAACATGCTCAGCCCTCCACCGTCTGGACCGCGTACTCGGCCAGGAACACCGGGGCCGGACCGCGATCGCTCAGGTAATCGACGAGCGCCCAATAATCCGCGTCCTCGAGCGCGACGACCTTATGCTTCTTCATCGCGTAGCCGCGCGCCTTCAGCGCCTCGACGACTTCGTCCGCCGTCATGTCCTGGCCGTCGTCGCCGCCGCCGTTCTCGCCCTGCGCCGCGTTCTCCTCGAGCTCGCTCGCGATCACCGGAGGAGCTTCGCCGCCGCACTCGACGACCTCGCCCTCCGTAGCCGCATCGTCGCCGCCCTCGCCCATCGGGAGGGCTTGCTGATCGGGATCGGACTTCACGGAGCCGGAGCCGCCGAAGTGATCGCTCGGATCCGCGACGACGATCAGGATCGCGCGACCGACCGCGTCCGTCAGCTCGTGACGCTTCGGATCCGTCTTCGAGACCGTGACAACGCCCTTTATTCCGTCTTTCACCGTGACCTGTTCCAGCGCCGCCGGGATCGTCGAGCGCCCGTTCGATGCGATCAGCTCGACGCACACCGTCACCGCCTCGCGAACGCGCTTATCAACGCGCTCGATAACGCCGTCCTGTTTCGATTGGCTGAGCTCCTGCCACACCTTCGGCAGCGCCTTGATCTCGTCGATGACGATCTTCATCAGATCGCCGAGAAGCGTCGACGACGCGATCTCGACGCCCGTACTCTCGTTCTCTTTCTCGCTCACTTCTCGTACTCCCTTGGTTATGACGGCACGCGCCGCCGTGGTCAGGGACCGCGAGCATCGCGATCCCGGTGATACGCCTCGCGGTCCTCCGCGCTCATCAGCGCGCGATCGAGCTCCGCGTCTCGCTTCCGATTGGCGACGTTGATCGTGCTCCGCACCATGACGACGCGATCGATGCTCGGCTTAACCGCCTCGAGGATCTCGTCGACGAGATGCTCCATCTTCTTCATGTACTCGAGCGGATCTTTCTCCGCGATATGGATCGCGAGGATCGTCGCGATCGTCTTCGCCTCGATCGTTCCGCCTTCGAGACATCCCTCGACGATCTCCGCCAGCTCGTCGACGCTCGACTCGATATGCTCGCGGATCGCCTCCGCCTCGCGAGAGAGCTCCTCGTCGCGCGCTTCCCGTTCATCCTGTTCGCGCTCGTACCGCGCGAGATCTTGTTCGACAGTTCCCATCGCGTCACCTTGAGCAATAAAAGCAGTTCGTATAGCCAGGATTGACGCGACGACGCAGGCACGACTGACACCACTCCGCGGAGCCCTTGCGCGCCTCGAGCTGATCGTTCGTCAGCATCACGTTTAGGTTTTGCTTCAGACGACGATTCAGCTCCGGCTTGTGCTTCTCGATCAGCGACCGCTCGAGCTCGAGCATCTCCTCCGCCGTCTTGCACTGAGCGACGACGGAGAACTTCAGGTTCTTGCCGTTCGAGCGATGCCAACTGAAGCGACGCTCCGGTTTCTGCGTCGTCGTTCCGACGTACACGATCGGACCGTTCGCTTTACGTCGACCGACGTAGACCGAGAACGTCTCCACGATCAGCCCTCCCGCATCTCGAGGTGATCGATCAGGACGCCGCCCGTTCGACCTTCGACCGCGACGACGACCGCGCCGTGACCGAGCTCCCATGCCTCCGAGCGCGTCTTCGTCTCGACGAAGTCCGGCTCGCCCTTGATCGGGAAATAACGACACGGAGTCCCGACCGGGTGCTTCGCGTTGAACTTCTCCGCCGTCATCTTCTTGCGCTTCGCCATGATTCAGCCCTCCGCCTTCGCGACGAGCTCGCCGTCGATCGCCTTCAGCATCGCCGCCTGAGCGCGGTCGACCTCGAAGCGCGCCGCGTCGCACGCCTGGAGCGCCAGCTTGTGCGCTTCCGTCGCACGCTCGAGCGAGCGCGTCGCCTCGTGATACGCCGCGATCGCGCGAGTGACGTTGTCGCCGACCTCGTACACGACGCGGAGCTGATCGCGGAACATCCTGATCGCGCCGCCTTCGCATACGTTCGACTGAAACTCCCGAGGATGCACGCCATCGAAAAGAACGATGAACAGATCGTCGCGCGCGCCATCGGAGCGACCTTCCGCCTTGACGACCGTCCCACGCATCCCGACGTTCAGCCCGTTGTCCGCATCGTTGACACACAGCCGCGTGACTTCGACGCGATCGCCTTTCTTGATTCCCATCTCTCAGCACTCCGATTTGATTCGATCATTAAGACGATCGCGAACGATCGTCGCCCTTCGACGCAGCGCGCGCAGCGCCCGCCGTACCGCCGCCACTTCGCCCACGAGCGAAGTGTGTCCCGTGATCTCCGCGTCGAGAGCGACGCGATCCGCGATCGCGAACATACGCCCGCACTCGCGAAGCGCCGACTCCGCGGCTCGGTGACGCTGCTCGAGCTTCTCCCTCGTCGTCATGGTCAGAACTCCCCCGCGATTTTCCTGATCCGCTCGCGGATCTCCTCGATCTCCTGCTTCCGCTCCTCCCACGCGTCGACGTCGATCAGGCTCAGGATGTGCACCTTCGCGAGCTCGTTCAGATAGGAAGGCTTCAGCGCGTCGAGCTCCCACGACGACGAGCCGAACTTGCTGAGGTACGACTCGAATCTCGAGTCCGTCGTCTTCGCCGGATTCTCGGGCGGTCGCTGCTCGACGATTTGATTCATGTTCAGAGCGCAGCGCGTGAACTCGTACTCTCCCGCGTCGCTCTCGAGGAACAGATTGATCCGCTCCTGAAGATCGCGCGACATGTCGATGCCGCTCGGATCGTGATCGCCGAAGTGAAAGATCGCCACCTCCTGCCCACAGTTCAGGGTCGGGATGATGTCCTCCTCGACGAACTCGCGGATCACGGAGACGCTCGGATATCCGCGCGCCGCCAGGAGCGGAACGTCATACTCGCGGCAAACGCGCTCGAACACGCCGACGAGAGCCTCCTTCTCGACGATCACGAAGGGCCGGACCGTCTGGTTATCCCACATATCCATGTGGAAGCTACGCGCCGAAGCGTCGAGGATCTCGCGACCATCATTCCAGCGCGAGCGACGAACGAACTCGCGAGTCCGATCCTCGATCGCGTCCCAATCCATCAGGCCCGCGAGCCGCGCATCGTTGAAGATCGACGCCGCGCGCTTGTACTCCGTGACCGTGTTCGGGATGACGTCACGCGCGACGAGCTGGTAATAGAGCTGTCGGATCGTGAGGATGTAACCGTCGCGCTGATACTCCGCGATGATCTTGTTCGCGATATCGATCAGCGCCAGCGAGGAGCCTTTGAAGTTCTTCTCGACATAGGTGTATCTCATGGCGAGCGCCCCTCGTCGTTTTCCACGAGCGCCGCGCGGATCGCCGAGCGCACGAGATCCGCCGCCGCGCGCCGCTCCTTCGCCTTCGCGCGGAACTGGAGCTCCGCGACGCGCATCACGGACGGGAGATGCAGCTCGAGCAGTCGATCGAGCGCGTCCTCGATCGCGTCGTCGATCCACGTCCGATAGGCGGCATGCAGCTTGAACCGCAGCGCGCCAGGAGCATCGCCCGCGACGCCCTTCTCCGCCCACTCGCGCCGACGCTTCGAGATCTCGTCCGCGATCCGCGTCGCGCGCTCCGCCTCGCGCTCGAGCAAGCTCACCTCAGCCGCGAGCTGGTTCAGCTCGTCCAGCCTCTCCGAAACGTTCATCGAATGATCCCCGTCGCCTTCAGCCAGTACACACCGACGCACAGCGCGCCAGCGATTCCGATTCCCCATCCAACGATCCCGAGCATCACCTCGCCGAACGAGACGCGACGCTCCGGACGGTAGCCCTCCGAGATCTTCACGACGCGCTCCCGATGCGAGCGATCGCTTCTTGCTGGATCTCACGCGCGACCTGACGCGTATGCGGATTCGATATCCTCCGCGCGTCCTGGTACTCCTTCAGCACCGCGCGAAACGCGTCGCGCTCCTCGAGCGCCGAGCCGACGATCGCGCGTACTTCGTTCAGTGCCGCGTACTCCGTCACCGCCTGGACGGAGTCGACCCCATTCGCGATGTACGCCTTCGCCCGATCGCGCCTCTCCTGGACGAGCGCGTCCAGTACCGCCAGGACGTCGACGCTCATGCCTGGATCCTCCCCATCTCGCGCAGCGCCGCGCGCTGGGCGCTCTGCCGATGCGCGTAGCGCCGCCCACTCCGCCACAGCCACGCGCCGCGGTCCTCCGCCAGCGTGACGACGCCCTGAAACGCGTCGCCCGTGTCGCGCTGGTAGTGGTGCGCCAGCGCGACGCCGAAGTCCTGGAGCGCCTGGACCGCCGTCGCGTACTCGTCGCGCGCCTTGGTCGCGAGACGACGCGCCAGCGCCAGGAGGTCGCGCCGGACGCCCGCCTCCCGCTCCATCTCCGCCGCGCGGAGCGCGTACGTCGCCCGGGACATATCCGCGCGAGCGTCGCTCAGGAAGCCCGCGACCACGGACACCGCGTAAAGAGTCGTAAGCATGTGGGGAATCTCCTCGTCGATGCGGACCAGCCCGTCCGCCCATGTGACGACTGTCCGAAAACGGGAATCGGGATTCCAATTGATTTTTTCAATCGCTCGGCGATAAGTGATTGACCGTGCCTAACGTTTTGTGCCGGGTGTAAAATTTCCCTATTAGGCCCAATGACTTAGGAGGCATCACAGGGAAGTCGAAGGAGATCCATGCAGACAGAGGCATTTAAGGAGCGCGTGAAGCGACTCCAAGAAGTGAACGAGGTAATCGAGAAACTCGATCCAGCCGTGCGCGCGCAAGCGTTCACGCTTCTATCCGACTACGTCACCGGCACGACGACGAATCACAAGCCCGCCGCGCCCGCCGACAGCGAGCCGCCAGCGGAGACGCCAGATCCAGCGAGTGACGGCTCCGACTTCTTCGCGAAGCACCCGAACGGGAGACCTTCAGAGAACGCGCTCGCGATCGCGGCGTATCTTTACGGCCAATACGGCGTACAGCCGTTCCAGCTCGACGACATACGGAAGACCGCGACCGCGGTCGGGTTGACGATCCCCGATGCTCTCGACATGACGCTCAAACAGGCGGCGCGCGACGGAAAGACGCTGTTCCAGCGCACGGGGTACAACCAATACAAGCCCACAGTGAACGGCGAGCTCTACTTCCAAAAGAAATACCAGGTGAAGAAGGGCACCAAGACGCGCCCCGGTAACGGGTCGTGACGCTCGTCGAGTTTCTCGCGACGCTGGCGAAGACTGGACACCGCGAGAAGATCCTCGCGGTCCTGTACTACAACCTGCGGACGAACAATAAGGACTCGCTCACGATCGAGCAGATCCGCGATGAGCTGAAGCGAGCGCGCGTGCCGAAGTGGGCGAAGATCAACGTCGCCGACGTGCTCAACAAGGCCGGAGCATTCGTCGATAGCCCGGGCCTGGACGGGAACCGCCGTCTCTGGCGAATCACGCCATCGGGCGAGAAGCATATCCGCGAACAGCTCCAGCTCCCCGCCGAGCCCGAGCTCGAACACGACGTCTCGACGCTCGAGGCTCTCGCGAAGAAGGTAGGCGATCAGGACGTCCGCGAGTACATCGAGGAGTCGATCAAGTGCCTAAGCGTCGGCGCGCTCCGCGCCGCGGTCGTGTTCCTCTGGACGGGAGCGATCCGCACGCTCCAACAGGAGGCGCTCGCCAGCCACGCCGCGACGCTAAACGCCGCGCTCACAAAGCACGATCCGAAGGCGCGCTCCGTGAGCAAGGTCGAGGACTTCGCCTATATAAAGGATGCGACCGCGCTCCTCGCTTTTCAGGAGCTCGGCATGATCGACAAGGGCGAGAAGCAAACGCTCGGAGAAGCTCTCGATCTCCGGAATCGTTGTGGTCATCCGACGAAGTACCGCCCCGGACCGAAGAAAGCCTCGAGCTTTATCGAGGACGTCGTCGGGATCGTCTTCATGTAAAAAACCCCCGACAGGGTTCAAGCCTGCCGGGGGCCGGGGAGTGCGCGCCGGGGGAGTGGGCGCGCGAGGGGGAGTCTAGTGGGTGATGACCAGCTTCGCAACCGCCAGGAGCACGAGCCCGACGCATCCGACCGTGAACGTTATCACCCATCCGCGCGTGAGTTTGAGCGTCGGGATCTCGACCTCGATCGACTTCACCCGCCCGTCGACCTTCTCGATCGCCTTGAACGCTCGACCGAGTCCATCGCGCGTTTCCGCGTGGCGCTCCTCGAGCCGCGCGAGCGTCGCGAGGCTCTGATCGATTCCTTTCACAGCGGCCCGGATATCCGTCACCGCGTCCTCGAGAACTTTTAGACGATATTCGATCACGGTGTTCTCCGTTTCGGTCGCCATCGCATGCCCCTGTGTCAATGGTCAGTGGTTGTTACTGAATGATGCCTTTTTTCTTCAGCCGATCAAGGCATGACGCGCACGCCTGACGACGCGATTCACAGTCCGCGATGATCTCGCCGTCCTTCGCCGCGAGCTGCTCGAGCTCGGGATACTCGCCCGACGTCCACGGCGGGAGCGCTGGACACTTCTCGAAGCATTTCGCCTCGCACTGCGCGTTAATGGGCGGAGGTGTTTCCACCTTGACGCGCTTCGTTGAGCAGCCGGACGCGCTCAGCATCAGCGCGGCAATCCACAGGGAGAGGATGGGCATTCGCATACGCCTGTAGCTCCTTCGACGCCGTCGCCACACGCGCGCGCGCCGCTTCAAGTTCCCGCGAGTTGGCGCTCGCGTCCGCCGCCGCCTGAGCAGCGATATCCGATTGCGCGGCCTTCCATTCGGCGATTGCTTCCTGATTCGCCTTCAGGAGATCCGCCGCGTTCGCCGCCTGACAATCCGCTTTCCCAAGCGCGCGCGCCGCGGAGATCTCGCCGCGATCGTGGAGCCACACCGCCGCCGCAGGAAGGAGCCACGCCGCCAGGATCAGCGCCGCGCCCCCGATCTTCTTCCCGATCGACCAGCCCGCGAGCATCTCGATCATGGCCGGACGTCCTGCGACATCTTCGCCCGCGTCCGCGGCCAGCGCTGACCGATCCAGCGCATCGCGAAGCCATACGACCATGGAGACCACAGCCCGACCGCGAATCCCGCGAGCGCGCCCTCGATCGTCGGCCACAGCACGAACGTCACCGCGAGTGCGATCAGGAACGCCATGAGCTGCGACGTACGATGACGCGCGTCGCTGGACATATCGAACGGGATAAGGAACTTCGCCCGCTGCGTCACGCCCCACGAGATCGACGTCCCCGCGATCACAGCCCACACCTCGCGCGGGATCGTCTGAAGCACGCTCAGCGCGTGCGCGATTGCATTGATGATTGCCTCGATCATGATTGGATCCTCTGGTTAATCCAGCCGTACACGAACGTCTCGTTCTCGACACGATTCTCCGCGAGCTCGATATACCTCGCGCCCTGGAGACAATTCAGCGCCTTCAACATCACGCCCTCGCCCTCCGCGCCGCGCCAGCCGATGAACACCGCGAGCGACTGCGCCGTCCGCGGACCGACGTTCCCGTCGACCGGGATATCCGCGTACTTCGTCGCCTTGAGGTTGAGCGCGTTCAACGCGCGTTGCAGGAAGACGCCCGCGACCTGGACGCCCATGTTCACGCCGATATCGACCAGCTTCGCCGCGATGCGATCGGAGAGGGGCATCAGCTTGTCGAAGCCCGGAGCGACGACGTACTCGAGACGATAGATCTCGCGCGCCTGCGCGCTCGTGAGAGCGCGGACGCTCGTCGGCAATCCGAGTTGCGGATACTTCACTCGGACCCGATCGAGCGTCCCTTGAGTAACTCCGTAGTTCGTCGCGCCGCCGCGATCGTCCGGATGATCGACGAAGCCCTTCTCGCGGTCGAGGACTTCGGAGATCACATCATCGACTGTCTTCATGGCGCGGACCCTGATAGGTGGTTGAACTCTGGACATTTTGTCGTGGCCGTCCGCTGGCCGCGACAAAAGTCTCTCTTTACAGCTCGGCGTTAAGCGAAATCGTCTGCGGCGAACCCTGAGCGGAATAGTAGCCAGCAGACCCGGAGGTGACGCTCGTTTGAGTTACCAGGATCGCGACGATCGTCGTACTAACAGCGGTGATGGACGCGGTCCCGCTTCCGGTTCCCGGGTTCATCGCGAGCGATCCAGATGCAGAGCCCGTTGGCTTCACCCGCATTGCTACGGGCAAATATAGAAAGCCTAGAGACTGAGTCGACGAGTACGCGGCGGCCATGACGAAGGCATCGCCCACGGCAGTAGTTACCGCGAAGAAATATCGATGGCAGAGGGCAAGCTCCACTTGCGCCGGACGCCACTCGAACGACGATGCGGAGCTCCCGAGCTCGAGCTGAACTTCGGAGAAGGAGACGCTCGTACCGCCGAGCTTCACCGTGATATTTCCCGTACTGCCCGCCGCGATCGTGAACGACACGCCGCGCCGACCACTTCCCGCCGTGATCGTCCCCGTCTGCCCGTCGACGTTGACCGAGATCGATCCGCTCGGATTGTTCACCGAGATCGTGACGACCTGATTCGCGAGGTTCGGCGACTCGATCACCTGGACGATCGTCCCGCTCGTGATCGTGACCGTCTTCCCGCTGACGCTGTAGTTCGCGCCTCCGGTGTCGGCCTTCCATCGATCATGACCGTACACGCCAGCCGCGAGCGCGCCCCCAGCGAACGCGCGTTGATTGATCGCGAAGTCACCGTTTATGAGGTAGTTCTTGAAGCCGCGCGTCGGCCCGTACATGAGATCCCACGCGCTACCGTTGTACGCCGCGGGCTGTTTCTCGTCCTCGAGATAGACCTCCCATCCCGTTTTAGGCGTGAAGAACTCCCACGCCGACGCGACGCTCGAGTAACGCGCGATCTTGTTCGTCTGCCCGCTCCAGTTCGCGCCCGTCGCGCCGCTCGGGATGATGTACATATCGCCATCCGCTGGCGATCCGGGCTGAGCCGTGATCGATCGACTTTTCACGTGCGCTTGCACGAGACCATCGACAGCGCGAAGCATCGCCCGGAACTGGTTCCCGTGCGCGTCGCCGTCCGCCGCATTCACCATAACGCCAAGGTTCGGCCCATTGGTCACACTCATTGCTGCACCCCTCCGAAGTTCAATCCGAATTGCATTCCGAAGCCCGTCATCGTGAACGAGCGCTCCTGGTACGTACCCGTAAGCGTGCCATTAACCGGGATCACGCGCATCGCGACGACCTTCGTTCCGTCCGTATCGTCCGCTAGCCGCTGCGCCGCCGTGTACGCCTGACTCGTTCCCGTCACCGCGGAGAACGTCTGTTTCAGCACGCCGCCGACGCGCACCTCGACCGTGTAGTTACCTTCCGGGCCAGCCGCCACGCTCGCCGCATCCTGCGAGAGCACCGTCTCCGCCGTCGCCTGGGTTACGCGGTTCCGATGCGCCCACGTCATCGTGGCATCGCCCGTCGTCGTCGTCGGCCACGCGAGAGTGTTCACGCGGATCAGCCCGGGCGCGTATGGCTTCTGAGCGCGCGAGCTCGTCGTTATCGACACCGCGGAGACATCCGCGAGCGTGAGCGTCTTCGTCGGCGTGTACGTGAGGAGCTTCGCGTTCAGCGTCAGATCCGCGCCGTACGGGCTATCGTCCGTCAGCCCGACGCCTTCCGTCAGGAACCACACGCGCGCGCCCGCCGCGTGATCCGCGGGGATCGTATCCAGAACCGCGCGCATCAGTCCCGCGATCGTATAAGTACCGTCGCCGTTATCCGTGACCGTCTTCCACGCGATCAGCTCGCCGTCGACGAGGAGGATGTTCTTCCCCGCGTTCCAATCCGCATCCGTCGCCGACGCGAGATCGAACATATCCTTCCCACCCTGGACGACGAAGCCCGTATTGTCGATCGCGCTCGTCGTCTTCGGGTACGTCGAGACCAGCGTCGCCGATGGCGTGAACGCCGGGATGTCCTCCGACTGCGAGTAATTCGTACCGCCGCTGTTCCGATCCGTCCACACCTGATAGCCCGTCTCGACGACTCCCGCGCGCGTCCCGAGCGTCATCACGTAGCGATCCGCGCTCCCGACGAGCTGATACGGCGCTTCCTCGAGACGCTGGAACGCGAGCGGCTGCGGAGTGAAATTCGTGTCCGTCCACTCGGACGGCGGCGGAGGCGCGTACGCCGTCGACGTCAGCCCGAAGATATCCTCGACCGCGTCGATGGAGATCGTCGCGTCCGTCAGGCCGCCGTAACTGATCCTCGTAACGCGACAAGTCATCGCCGAGATCCCGAGCGGCGTCCAGTCGAGACGGAACACCGATCCGGGCCGCATGTTCCACGCGAGACGATTCACCTTCAGCTCGAGCGACGCGAGCGGATAGCTCAGCGTCTTGAGCGCGCGCTGAGCGACGAGAGACGCCGTCGCGCCGTTACTGACACCGCGGAACGTGATCGACTCCGTCACGACCTCGCCGCCGCGCGCCTGGATGTTCGCGAGATCCTGGGCCTGCGCAACCGCCTCCGTGAAGTCCTGCGAGCGGTCCGTGTACTGGATCTTGATCGTGTTCCGCGTCTCGCTCCAGCTCGAGCGCGCCATCGTGCACGACTTCACGTTCGACGGATTCATCTTCGGGATCGTGTTCACGTCGTAATCCTGACGCGCGAGCTTCAGCGTAATGAGGCCCGTACTCGGATCCGTATAGATCACGCCGTCGACATGGCGAAGGATGTCACCGATCACGCCGTTCGCGTCGCTCGGGCTATCGAGGATCATCGACAGCCCCATCCCCTCCGCGAAAAGCGTATTCCCCGCGGACGTGAACGAAGCCGCGTCGATCATCACCGGGGAGACGCCGATACTCCACGTCGGATCCGTGAGGATCTCGTAAAGCATGCATGCGGGATTCGCATCGCCATTGATGTTGTGCTTGTTCCCGGTGAGACCGAGCTGATTCGGGCAGCGACGAACGACGAACGACGGACTCTTGAGATACGACGACGTCCCGACATACATCCCGCGCATGACCGCATAGCAGTGCGGACGATACGCCGGGAGCGACTTCCCGACCTTCGCCTGAAGGTAGTCGTTAGGCACCTGAGCGGACGTCCCCGGATAGAAGTCCATCATCCCGGAGATTCCGCCTTCGCTCTCCTCGCCGCCGAACAGGTCCGGCGAATTGATCGAGATCGTGAAGTGATTCGGATCCGACGTGTTCGTCGTGTACGACGGCGACTTATCGCCCCACTTCAGGCTAATGAACTCGAGCGTCCCTTGAGCGAGGACGATCTGCATCCCGAGGTAATACTTGTAACCCGTGATGATCTTCTTGCTCGAAAAGAGCCCCGTCTTCACCTTCTTTTTGATCGGGTTGATCTGTAGATCCCCGAACCATACGACGTTGGGTCCGCTGATCTTGCACGTTCCCCACACGACGGGAACCGCGCGACCCTCCTCCGCAGTCGGAAGCGTGAAGTCGCCGAGCGCTGACGGCTGAGGCGTTCCGAACTTGGGCTTCGGGCGCAGCAGCTCGCCAGCGATCATCATGGCGATCATTACGATAATCATCCACCACATATCAGCTAATGCTCCCGTTGAATGGACTTTTCGTCGGGATCCTCGCGTACCCGAGATGATTCGGAAGGTTCGAGAACTTCGACGTACACATCGCTTCGGTTCGATCGCATCCCGCGTAAGCGTTCATCGACTCGCCAGCCGCCAGCGACGGGAACGGATTCATCAGCGTGATCGTGTCGCCGACGTGACTCATCACGAAACGGATGTCGCCGTCGCTCCGCTCGACGAATCCCGTCGTAAACCATCCGTCCGGCTTCGTCGCGAACGCCGGACTCTTGATCGTCGCGCCGCTGACGGACGAGATCGTCCCCGTGACTCGGAACGCCGTCTTATTCACGCCGCAGCCCGCCGAGTACAGCGCGTGATTGCAAGGACGCTGATACAGCTCCGCGGGGATCTGCCGACGTAGCGCTTCGCTGATCGGCATCGCCGTAATCGTCGCCTCCGAATCCTCGAAGCGGACCGTCGCGACCTTCCCGACGAACGTCGTCACGATCTCCGAGTCGCCGCGGTGGAGTCGATAGATCGTCACGCCGACAGGCGTCACGGGTAGATAACTGATCCACAGCGCCGCGACCGCGTTATCGCGCGGAACCGTGATCTCGATACTCCCTGCGCCGTCTTCGTTGTTCTGGTCGATCTCGTTACGCGAGATCACCTCCGGGACGTAGATCTCGGACGCCTTCGTATACGTGACGTCGCCGCTCGTGTAGAGCCACAGATTCACACCCTGCGCGAATCGATAGAGCTCGATCGGCTGACCCGAGTATTTGCTCGTCTCGCGAGCCGCGTACGTCATGCCGTTACCTCCTTCGGTATCTCGCGGAACGTCAGCGTCGCCTCCGCCGTGTTCCACGTGTGCCACGTGATTTCCGTCATGTCGTCGTCCAGCCGGCACAGCATCATGAACGAGATCATCGTCGCTTGCGGGAGCGCTACGACGGGCGACTCGAGGATGATCGACTCCGTCCCGTCTCCGTTATCCGACGCGTTCGTCACATGCGAGATCGTGAACGATCCCGTCGACGAGAAGATCGCGAGATATCGCCTCGCGAACTGCGGGAACTGGTATCGCGCATATCCCTGCGACTTGATGAGGAACGACGAGCTATTGCCCAGCACGTCCGACGCGAGCTCCATGTCGCGCCGATAGCTCGGCACCCAAAACGGCACCGCTCGACCCGCGCGAGCGTCCAGAAACGCGCGCAGCTTCGCGACCTCCGTCCGATCAGGACAGAACCAGGAGAACGGGAAGTCGATTCCGGGCACGCCCGCGTGATCGTCCGTCGTCCGCTTTCCCGTCTTGTTATCCAGTAGCGCGAACGATCGCGCGTAATGGAAGGGAATCGTCCCGTCGCGGTTCGGTTCCACGTCCAGCACATCGAAGCCGAGAAGCGTCGTCATAGAGTCGCCTCGATCGTGAATTTCAGCGACATCTCCGCGACGCCGGGAGCGCGTACGTCGATCGTCTCGCTATTCGTCATCCGGCCGATCTTGACGGGGATCACGAACGTTTTGTTCGCGCTCCAAGTCTTTAGGAGCGGATTCTCCGTCGTGATCGTCGTCGCATCCATCGCGTGAATTTGCTGGACTTCCCACGTGTGTTGATCGACCCACAGCAGCACGATCCCGCCGACCTCGAAGCCGCGGAGCGACGTCGGGACGGGAATCGACTTCGATCCGACGATGACGTTCGACGCGAGCTGTTGGGCATCCTGCCACCACGGTACGCCGAACACTCGATGCTGCCAGCCGAACAGGAGCGCATCCATCGCCGCCGCGTCGCGCGCCTCGAGAACGAGCGGCTTAAACGCCAGCGTGCGCGCCGGAGATCCCCTCAACTGGACACGTTGCTCCGTGTCGTCGTACGCCGTGAAGATGTCCGTCAGATATCCGTATCCCTCCGTGACCTTCTCGCTCCAGTCCGGGGAGACCGAGAAAAGGACGAGACGCTTACCCGTGATCGTCAGCACCGCGGACGCTCCCGTGAACTGGAACGAGATCTCGTTCGTGATTCCCGGAGGACCGTCGAGCGTCACCGCGAGCGTGTAGTTCGACGACTGGAGCGCCGCGAACTGCGCCGGAGGCTGGACGCCTCCCGTCAGGTTCACGCCCTGGCCGCCCGTGATCGCGATCGCGTCGAGATGCATCCCGCGGCGAAACGCGTTCCATACGTTGATAGTCGTCTGAAACGTGTCGAGAAGGTTTCCGACGTCGACACTCGACGGCGTGACCTGGATTCGATCGTAGTAGTCGCCCGCGAACATCGCGAAGCTATATCCGCCCGCGCTGCGCGGATTCTCGTCGACGGGCTGCGTATTCATCATCGCGCCGACGCCGACACGAGGCGCGATCGCAAGCGCGCCAGATCCGTCCGTCCAGAGCGGATGCGAGTCGTACACCGGATTAAGTCCGGCGCTGCTTTGCACGATTACCAGCGACGAGAGGATCATCAGAATTTCCGGAAAGCGAGTCCGTAGGCGTTGCTATTCGGCGTGTTCGCCGCGCCGTTCTTCACGATCACGGGGAACACCTTCCACGTATCCGGCCCGATGCTGAACTCCTGTCCTGGCGTGTAGTTCGTGATATCGATGTAGCGAATATCTTTCGGCGCTCCGAGCGGCGACCAAAGAACACCTCCGGGCCGCTGTACCAACTGCCATAGCTTGGACAAGATCGATAGGCCGTTGAACGCGTTCGGCGAGCATAGTCGAAGGTTCTCGAGCGTCCCCGAAACGAATCCGCCGAAGATGCGACTCGATCCGAATTGGACCGATGACCACCACTTGTTAGTGTTGCCATCGATATCAGCTCGTACATACGTCGAGACATAGTTCGCGTTCGTCCCGATGTTGTCGAACGGGATCGCGTTCCACGACGAGTTAGGGTTGTTCGTCGTCGACGTATCCGAGTAGCGCCAGTTTTGGGCGTACACGTATTCGCCGCCCGTGTACGCTCCGAACTTCTCCATCGTTCCGAAACCGAAATGCCGGAACGACCCGCCCGTCACCTCGATAACGACGTGAATGTAATCGACGTCCGCGAAGAAGTGATAAGCGACGTACGGCCCCGGGATGTTGTTCGTTGCGGTGAAGCTGCCAGGATATCCGGGCTGCACGTTGTAGTTGCCCGCGCTGTACCCCGTGACAGGTATAAGGCACATGATCGGAACGGGATTCACGCTATTACCGCCCGTTGCGGTAGTCAGCACGACGACGTACTTCCCGCCCTTCGTGAGATAGAGCTCCTTTCCCGACGCGTCGTCCGCACGCGTGCCGTATCGATTCACCGTCCAGCCCTGCGCGATCGCGAAGATGCGCAGCTTATCGAGGAGATCCTGTTCGCCCGTCGCGGTTCCAGTTTCGTATGCCATCAGTCGAGCCTCACAGCCATGTAATGTTGCGGATCGGTGCGGTACACGTTTTGCACCACGAGATGAGTGAATCCGCTATCCGGGATCGTGTTCTCCGAAGCGTTCAGGAATCCGCTCACCCAAAACGCGCCATCAAGCTCACCAAGGACGGCGAGCGTCGGATTGCTCATGTTCGGGATCACCGGGAGGAGCGTATAAGTCCCGTCGATGTTCTCTCGAATAAAGGTCGTGAGCTGTTGGCTCGCTCCCATATACGCCGGATACATCCAGCGATTCACGCCGTTGTTGTTATCCGGCGATCCATCCTGACCCGACCCTTCGTAGCGATTCGAGAAACCACGCCACACCACATCCGGGCAAAGGATATCGACGCCGTAGCGCCCCGGATCCTGGAAGTTGCGCACGTTCGCGCCCGTGTAGCTCCATCGCCGCGAGCTGTTATCGCTCGACCCCGCGACCATGAACGGGAGTCCGTACTGAGAGGGCGTCGCGTACGGATAGAACAGCCCGATATAAGCCGCGTGATACGTCGTCGAGACCTTCGCGATCACAATCACGCGCTGACCGTTCGCGATGAACCAATACGGGATGGCGTTATTCCACGCGAGGACCGACTTCTCTCCGCTGACGTTCCCCATCGTCTCGAGAGGATTCGCGTCCGCGAAATTCGTGAATCCGCGGAACGCGATGTTGTAGTAATCGCCCGCGACGCTCGCAGTCGTGAACGCTCCAGCGAAGATGTTCTTCAGCCCATCGTTACCCGAAGCCTTCCACACGACCTCGAAGCGACGCGCGAGATTCATCCCCGAGCCGACCGCCGCATAGAAGCCGACCTCGTTCACTTCGACGTTGGTGTTCCCGCCGTTCGCCGTGACGCGCATACGCCACCAGCGATGCGAGCTCGGGCTCGTCACCGCGAAGCGCCGGATCTGCCGATTCGTGTTCCACGTGATACCCGTGAACGTCTGCTGAGTCGACCAGGACGAACCGTCGTCGGAATACTCGAGGACGATCGTCGTCGCGCCCGCGTTCGTGTTGTCCCATATCTGCCAACTGATCTCCGCGACCGCGACGGACTTCGCCATTTTGCAGCCGATGACGGGAGAGCTCGCGAGTGCCAGCGTCGCGAACGTTCCCGTATTCCCGTCGAACGCGTTCGCGAGATTGGTGAAGTTCCCGAGACGATCGCGCTCGTCGATACAGCCGCCCATGCGCTGCACCGCCCACGCGGGCGCGGTGTTGATCGAGAACTTATCGCCAGCGACGAACGCCACTCCGCCTGCGTTGATCGTGAAGTTCAGCTTCGCGTGAGCGAACGGAGTCCCTACCGTCGCCGTCCCGATGCTTCCGCTCGCCGTGCCGACGACGGAGAACGTCGTCGAGCTCGTCGCCGTGATATCGAACGTCTCCGCGATGGACGACGCGCCGCCGCTGTACGACGTCAGCGTTCCGTTACCCGTCCCCGTATACGTCCGCCCGAACGCGCTCCCCTTCGTCGTGAGGAACGTGTTCAGACGATCCAGCAGGTCGTAATAATCCGTCGCCGTTCCGATCTCGTACATATCAGCCCCTTCCGAGTGCTTGGCTCATGCCGTTTTTGTTCTTCGCCGCCACCCGCACGACAGCGCGCGCGAAGTCCGGCGAAGTCGTGAGTCGCTTCAGGATCAGCCCCTCGTCGAGCCCGATTTCCATACTTGCGTTACCCCCCGTGCTGCCCTGGCCCGCCGCCGCCGAGACGAGACCGCCATCAGCGAAGCGCGGTACGCCCGAATACCTACGCGGGATCATGCCGCCACGGTTCAACGTCGACAAGTGCTCGAGCACCCCGGGCTGCGACACGACCGCGGAGCGCACGACGAACTCGCCGTCCGAGAGCCGCGCCGGGATCGAGTCGCTCGTCCCCGTGCCAGGACCAGACACGAGACCGCCATCCGCGAAGCCGCCCGACGCCGCGGACATGCTGTTCGCGATCATCAGCGTCGTTGCCGCCGCCTGGAGCTGAGCCGCTGACACCGAGAGCGCCGCCGCGCCCGTCGTCAGCGTCGCGCCGCCCGCCGTCAGGACCGCGCTCGCCGCCGTGATCGGAGCCGCGTACGCCGCGCCAGCCGCCGCCGCCGTCGCTACCTGCTTCCCGGCGTCGCCCTGTCCCTGGCCGCCGCCGAGCGCGTTGAACAGCTCGGAGACGATCTTTGTCGCGACCGCCTGAGCCGCCATCGCCTCGAGCGAGTCGATCACCGAGAGCGCGAGATTCCGGACCGCCTCGCCGAACGAATCCGCCTCGCGGATCCCGTTCGTGAAGAAATTCGTCAGGCCGGAGATGAGCGACTCCTGAGCCGTCGCCTTGAACTGCGCCAGGAAGCGCCCCGCCTCGTCGACGTTGACGCCGATTTGCTTGATCGAGTCCGAGAGCTGCCGCGCTGCGTCGATCATCTGAGGATCGTTCGTCGCCTCGCCGATCCGGAGCATCTCGTCCGCGATCTTCTGGAGCTGCGGGAGCCGTTGCTTCTCGTACTCGATCAACTGCTGATCGGCCTGGGCCTGGAACAGCAGCCCGTGAGCGACCTTGTCCTGAAGCTCCGATTGTTTCGCCTGGATATCGCTCAGCGCGCGCTGACCCGACTCGTTCAGCTTGTTGAAGTCGATCTCTTGATTCCCGCGCGTCGACATCTTCGAGATGATCTCCGCGCGCTGATCCGCCGCGACGCCCTGCTTCTTCAGGAGCTCGTCCGTCTCCTTCAGCTCCTTCTCGAGCGCCAGCGCCGCCGCCGTCCAGCGATCGCCCTCGACGTCCGCGATCTTCTTCCGGATATCGAGCACCTCGAGCGCGCGCTTCTTCTCCTCGTCCACGCGCTGCTGGGAGAGGTTCTTCAGATCGCCCTCGAGCTCGAGCTTCTTTTGCGCGATCTGCGTCTGAATCGACGCGATCTCCTGCTGTTTCTTGATCTCCGACGCCGTATCGTCCGCGGGCTCCGCCTTCGCCGCCTTCAGCTTGACGTTGAGCGCCTTCAGCTCCGCCTCCGCGTTCGCCTTCGCCAGCGCCTCGCGCTTGTCGTAATACTCCTGGACGGAGATCAGGCCATTGTCGTACGCGCGTTTGTTCTCATCCTCGACGAGCTTGTTTTTCGCCTTCGTGATCGCGAGCTCGTTTTCCGCCTGAGCCTTCAGGAACGCGAGCCGCGCCTGAGCGATCGCCGTCGTGTTGGTGTCCACGCCTCCGCCGACGCCGCCAGGACGTCGCGTCGTCGACTCCGCTTTCGGCTCCTCGTCTCCGAACGCCGATCCCCACGCCTTCGACACGCGGTCGCGCTGCTCCTTCAGCGTGTCCTCGAGACCCTGGAACATCGCCTTACGACGATCGAACGATTCCGTCGTGAGTCGCTTCGCCGCGGAGGAGAGATCTCCGTTCTTCGCGCGATCGACCGCCTCGCTTATCGCGTCGACGGTCTCCATCATCTGCGCGCCGATCTGCCCGAGGATGCTTCCGAGCGCGACGAATCCGGAGATGATCGTCTGGATCACCGCACCAGCGACCTTGCCGAACGTCTTCATCACGTCCGTACCCTTGCCCGTGACGTTCTCGTTAAACGTCTCCATCGCATCCGCGATGGCGGGGGCAAGTCCGGACATGAATCGCATCGCGAGACCGTTCGCGATGTTCTTCATATCTGTCATGGCGTCGTTGGCGCGCGTCGCCGCCTCGACGAGATCCTGATCGATGATTAGGCCCATCTTCTCGGCCTTCTCGCGGACCTTCTCGAATCCTCCGTCCGCGAGATCGTTCAGCAGCGGCATGAGATCCGCGCCGCTCTTGCCGAACAGCGCCATCGCGGTGGCGGCTTTATTCGCCCCGGGCGGGAGCTTCTGGATCTTGTTCGCGATGTTGACGAACATCTCGCCCGGATCCTGGTTCTTGATCTCCGACATCGAGATCCCCAGGCGCTTGAACGCGTCGACTTGCTTCGTCGATCCGCTCGCCGCGTCCTGCATCGAGCGGGAGAGCTTCTGGAGCGATCCGCTGAGCTTCTCCTGATCGACGTCCGCCGTCGTAGCCGCCAGCGACAGAACCGAGAGCGTCTCCGTCGTCGCGCCGACCTTCGCCGCGAGCTTGCCCATGTTGTCGGCAGTCTCGAGCGCGCGCTTGCCCATCTCGATCATGCCCTCGACCGCGACGGCGATCCCGATCGCGGGGAGAAGTTCCTTCAGCTCGCCGAGCGCCTCGCCGAGCACGCCGAAATGCTTTCCGGCCTCGCCCGTCTTCTTGCTCTCGTTCGCGATCTGCCGGAGAGCGCCGACGACCTCCTGAACGCCTTCAGCGCTCAGTCGTACGCGGATATCAGGATTCGCCATCGTCGGAGCTCTCCTTCAGGATCTCGGGCATCTTTGGGCGATGCTTGTTCGGGTCTTTCATCGACTGCGACATCGCCGCCCACGTCAGGTATTCCCAGCGGTACGCCTCCGTCGCCTTCTTCTTCGCCAGCTCCGAATACGCGACCAGCGCATCACGGAGCGGCCACCGGACGACGCGACGCATCTCGTCCGGATCGTAGTTCGCTAGCTCTCGGACGACGTAATTCCAGTCTCCGAAGTCGAGGATCCCTCGGTTTCGATACTGGCCTCGCCGCCGCCCGCTTCCTCCGAAGATTTCCGGGAAGTCATCAGCGACGCGAGACCGTTCGCGAAAAAACCCGCGAGCATCGACGCGAATTGCAGTTGAACGACGCGTTTATCCGCGGGATCCGTGAGCTTCCGGAAGAAGTTCGCCGTCTCGATCGCCATCTCCTCCGACCAGTCGAGCGGATCCACTTCCGCGGGCATCAGGAATCCGCCGAGCAGCAGAAACGCGCGCCCGTGGTTGATCGCCTCGCGCTGGATCCGAAGGAAGAACTCCTCGACCTTCTCGCCCTCCTCGATCACGACGCGATCGAGACCCGCCGCGCGGATCTGCCCCATCGTCCAAAAGTCATGCTCGAGCGTGCTATTCGTGATCGCCTTCCACTCGCGACCGCCGATCGTCATCGTTCCCATACGTCCTCACTCCTCAGAAAAAAGCCCCGACCTGGATCACTCCGGGCCGGGGCAACCGCAGTACCAGCCCGCCAGCCGATTACGTCCGCTTCGTCAGCCGATAGATCGGCTCGCTCGGATGATTCGTCGCATCCGCCAGGAGCTCCGCCTGAAGCGGCATCCCGCCGAAATTGTCGGTGATGAACGCGATCGCTCCGTTCGGCGTGAAGTTCGCGCGCCAGATCTCCGCGTCGTACGCCGGACCGTTCGCGGGATCGCCGACGAAGATCAGCTTCCCCTCGATCTTTCCGACCGTACCAGCGGCGACGCGCGTCGCGGTGACGTTGCCCGCCGAGTAATCGACGGTCAGCGCGTCGCCATCGGCGAAAGCCCCGCCCGGCATGATTCGGACGAGACCGAGCTTCGCATCCTCGACGTCGAAGTCCGTTCCGAGAACGCCAGTCGTCGCGCCCTTCTTCACCAGGACGGACGAGATATTGCGCTTCGCCGTCTGATAGATACGACCCAGCTTCGCCGAAGCCGTGAGCGCTTCCGCCGTGACGGTCGAAGTCGTCTGCGTGAGCGCTGCCGTCGAGCCCATCAGCGCGAGCGCGAGGTTCTCGGGATCGTACTCATTGAGGTTGATCGCGAGCATATGCGTCTGGTTGATCGCCACGGAGGCGACCTTCGACGCCGCCGCCTGCGTCGAGCCGAACTTCTCGACCTTGTTCACGCTCGGCGTGATCTCCGCCGAGTCCGCATTGCCCAGGAATCGCAACCCGTCGCCGCGGTCGAAGTACCACTTCCCGCGGCCCAGGAGCATTTGCGTGCCGTCAGCCTGTAGCGTCATTTGCCTTTCTCCTCATCAGCGTTTTTGGACTTGGCCGGATTCAATGGTTCGGCCACACCATGCTCCCGCAGCCACTCGGCGCGGTCCTGATCGACGTCGAGGACGTCGCCAACCTTGCACAGCTTCCCCTCGTGCTCGTGGGATTCCGTGATGATCTTCACCTTCATGCTTTCGCCTCCAGATCGTTGCGCTTCGTCGTGTAGTCGGCGGTGAACTCGATCTCCGCCACGCCGTAAATGTCGTCCGCGACCTCATAGATCCAGTTCGTACCGTTCTCCTCGATCGCGATCACGAGACCGTCGAGAGGATTCCCGACGAGCTGACTCGTCACCCACGCCGCGAGAGCATCCGACTTGATCTCCGGCGCGTCACCGTGAACCCACAGCCGAACCTTGAACTTCATCGATCGCCGCACGATCGGACCATTCATCCCGCCGACGCGCTGCACCTCCTCCACGCCTGGAGCGACGTCGATCGCCGGAAGACGACCGAGATCAAGCGGCGTTACGCGATGTTGCTCCGCATCGGGGACATATCCAGGTTTCCCCGTGTTGATCGCGTTCACGACCGCCTCGAGAATCTGCTGTCGAATCGTCTTCGGAAATCCGGCCATATCCGTACCTCTCCATTACTCGATCAACGATCGCGAAGATCTCCGCGATCCTCACAGCTTCTTGCACATCGCGCGCGTGAGCGCTCCGTCGCCAACCTTCAGCGGAAAGCGAACCTCGTAGTAATTGCCGTCCGCGGTCGAGACCTGTGACTCGATCGCGATCCCCGGGAACGCGTTCGTCTTGACCGTGATCGCGATCATCGACCCGATCACGCCAGGAGCGATGCCGCCCTCCTGCATCAGCAGCTCGTCCGGAACATCGATCAGCGCGCGACCCTGGACGCCGTCGATCGTCACGTCGACGCCCGAATCCTCGAGCATGATGTCGATATCGTCGTCGCCGTAAAAAGTCGTCATCGTCGATGGCCTTCTAAACGTCTTTCCGTTTAAACGTCTTTACCGCCGAAGCGGGGCCGGACGAACCGACCCCGCCTCGCCGTTCTTACTCGCCGCCTTCGGACTTCTGCTCGGATCGCGTACGAGCGGGCGACAGCGCGCCCACCGCGACGAGATCCTTCGCGTCGTCGTCCGACAGCTCGACGCTGTCCCCAGCCTCGAGCGGGTTCTTCGTCACGCCCTCGATCCGCCAGTTCGCGACGAACTTCTTCGCGCCGGACGGCTTGGCCTTCGGATTCTCCTGTTCCTTCGGAGTCTCCGGAGCCTTCGGGCTCTCCGCGGGCTTATCCGCGGGCTTCTCGCTCGTCTTCGCCATGGTCGCGCCTCCTTTACGCCACCGCGTTCTGGAAGAAGTAACCGACATCGTTCGCGACGACGAGCTCCTTCAGCCGCTCGCCGACGCGCACGATAACGCCGCCCTCGATGCCGACGTTCGGATCCTGGCGGGTGCCAGCGACGCGCCCGAGCCACTGACCAGTGAAGCCGAAGGTCATAGTCCCTTCCGCCGACTGCAACACCGGAGCCTGATACATCAGCGACGCGTGCTTGCCCCACACGCGGACCATGTTCGGCGACTGGCCCTTACGCGCGGTATTGACGAAGCCCTCGCCGACGAGGATCCGATCGAGCTCGAGCAGATCCGCGACCGCCTGGAGCGACACGACGCCGCCGCTCGCGGCGTTTCCGCCCATCGCGAACACCGCCGCGACCACCTTCGGGTGCTGACGAAGTTTCGTCCACACCGCGCGGCCCATGACCATCACGTTCGGACGGACGATCATGCTGTCCGCCGCCGTGAGGATCGCGTTCACCGGATCGGAGCTCGGATCGCTCCACTGCGACGTGCCCGTGAGCGTGGTCTTGTTCGCCGTCGCGTAGCTGTTCGCGTTGAACACGAGGTTCGCGGTGCGGACCTCGCGACCCAGCGCGATCAGATCGGTGAGCAGCAGCGTCGAGCGAGCTTCCGGATCGATCGGCATCACGCCAGCGACCGCGCGCGCGGCCTGGGCGCGACGGATGTCGGCCATCGGGATCGGATCCTCGAGCGCGAAGTCCTGCGTCGCCGCCGTCTGCTCGGTGGCCGTCCAGTCGATTTGATTCACCGCCGACTTTCGACCGACGCGCGAATCGGGAACGGTGAAACCGTCCGCCATGTTGAACAGCGAATACTTGAAAACATCGCTGTCCACCGGGACGCGCGGCAGCACATCGTCCGCGATCAACCGCTGATTGCGATAGGTGAGCGCAATCGCGGTGAGTTGCGGCTGTACCACAAAAGGTGCCTGAGACATGAAAAGTTCTCCTTTGAAGTGTTACCGCATTAGCCCTGCATCGAGCCGAGCTCGATGTCGACCGGGATCACGTCGCCAGCGACGCCGCTCACGAGAGCGATACCGACGATGCGGGCGTTCGCACCCGTAGCCGGAGCCGCGGTCACGCCGTTACCGTTTGCATCGCTCGTGATGAGATCGCCGCGCGTGACGGTGCCGCCGAGCTTCACATCGGCGATGCCGTCGTGAATCACGTCGCAGGGCTCACCGCTCACCGCGCCGACTTCGGTCGTGACGCCGATGATCTTGTCGGTCGCAGCCGCCGCGGCGACGACGTCGTAATCGTTCGAGCCGGGCTTCACGATCGTGTAAGGCGCGATCGTGCCAGCCGCGTTGTAGTTCTTGGTGAGGCCGTTGTTAGCCATTGCTCTTGCCCTCCTTCATGACGTGGGCAACGGCAGTGGCCGCGTCCACAGTGATGCCTTTCGCGGCCTGCTCCGCGATATAGGCTTGCGCCTTCTGGCTGACGTCGAATGCGTCGACGCCCGCTTTCTGGTCGTCCTTCTTCTCGACGACCGGAGCCGCCGCCGCGGTGGTGGTAGCCGCCGACGCGTCTTCCTCCAGCGCCGCCAGCTTGTCGCCGCGCTTCTTCTTCTCGGCGGCCAAGATCGCGACCGCGGCGTCGCCGCCCGTCGACTTGCCGTCGAACTTGAGCTCCGCGATCAGCTTGTCGTGACCCGGGAGAGCCTGGGCCTCGACGTCCTTGATTCGCGTACGCTCGTTCTCCGCGCCCTTCGCTTCGCCAGCCTTAAAGCCCTCGTCGTAAAGGGCCTGTGCGAGCGCGGGGTGCTCCGCCTTCAGCTTCTCGATATCCATCACTTGCACCTCATGGTTTGGATTTGCGACCGCGTCCACATCACCGGAGGACGTTTCGGCTCGCGCTTGATTCCCGGGCGTGAGAGCGAACTCTCCCGCCGCGGCCCTTGCAACGATCTCCTCGAGCGTGGCGACACCGTCCACGAGTCCCGCATCGACCGCCTGTCGACCGATGAAAACGCGTCCATCGGCCATGTTCTTCAGCACCGTCTCCGCGTCGACGCCGCGATTCCGCGCGACGTCGTCAACGAAAACGGAATATATGTAATCGACCTTTGACTGAATATCCGCGCGCCCGTCCTCGCTCAGCGCGCCGTACTGCGACGCGACTCGCTTGTACTTGCCCGCGGTGATCTCCGTCGTCTTCACGCCGCGTTGCGCTTCCGCGCCGGAGACATCGACATGCGCCATAACGACGCCGATCGATCCGACCATCGTCGTATCGTTCGCGATGAACACCTTCGACGCCGCGGATCCGATCCACATCGCCGCGCTTGCCATCACGCCATCGCCGACCGTGATGATCGGCTTCGTATCGCGCGCCGAGTAAACGAGATTCGCGAGCGCCTGAGTCCCGTCGACCGTGCCGCCAGGAGAATCGATCGCGAGCACGATCGCCGAGACGGATGGATCGTCGAGCGCCTCCTGAATCTGCTGTCCCGCGATCTCCGTCGACGTTCCGCCGCAAACCTGCATCAGCAGGTTCATACGCTTCGCGAGCGGACCATCGAGCGAGATCACCGCGACGCCGTTCGCGATGGAGTAGTCGCCGAGAACCGGATTCATCGGCGTGCCGACGCGCGCCTCGATCCCCTTCACGTCGATTTTTTCTCCGCGCATGTGGCGCGAATAGCCGTCCTGGATCTCGGAGTAGATCTCCGGGGTGATCGCCCACGGACCGGAAACGATATCGATCAGTCGCATCTCATTGGCCCTCGCCGTCGCCTGTTTCTGTGCCGCCATCGGGCGGAACCTGATCGCCGCCGTTCGGATCAGCGTTCGGATCCGCGTTCGGATCCTTGCCCGTCATATCGGGCCGCGCGCTGACCGGGGCGTCCGACAATCCCGCTTCGTCCATGAGCTCTTTCTCGCGCTTGATTCGAGCGAGCGTCGATTCCCAATCGCCGCCATCGAGCGCCGCCTTCTCCTCCGTGCGCGAGGTCAGCTTCGCGTCCATACGCAGCGCCGCCGCCTGGATCTCCTTCAGCGGATCGATCTGTCCCGGCGCGTCGCCGATCCACTCGGAACCGAGATACGCCGCGCGGATCACCGGATCGTCGAAGAAGCCCGGCGCGTCGATACGACCGCGAGCGACCGCCTCCTCGAACCACGCCTCGAAAATCGGCTGACAGAACATCGACGCGACCCACGCGCGCCGATTCCGGAAGAAGCGCCACGCCTGGAGCAACGCCGCGCGCGCCGCGCTGTAGGACGCCGTGAAGTGTCCGATCAGGATCTCGAACGGGATCTCGAGCGCGACGCCGACCTGACGGAGAATCGCCTGAACGAACGGATCGAAGTTCGCATTCGGACGACCGGGATTCGCCGTCTCGATCGACTCGTTCGCGCCGAGATCGACGATCGCTCCGCTCGCGAGCTTCACGTTATCGCCGGACTTCGCCGGAGCCTCGACGGGATTTCCCGCCGCGTCGAGATCGAGCCCCTGACCGTTCTCCGTCTTCACGAAGACCGTGAACATGCCGGAGACAACCGCCGCCGTGATCTCCGCCTCGGTGTAGTCGCCGAGCTGCTTGATCGCCTCCATCACCGGGGACAGATACGGCACGCCGCGCGACTGGCCGATGCGCTTCGGGTCGAACAGGTGGATCACGTTCCGACGACCCGTCTTCGTACCGAAAGCCGGGATGATGTCCCACGTCAGCGAACGGATCGGCACGATCGCGCCCGGATGCTCGCGCGTGATGTGGTACGCGATCGGAGCGCCGAGCTCGTCGCGCTCGATACCGCCCGCGAGCGTATCCGTATCCGCTTCGTTGTCCTTGTTCCGGACGCGATCGCCTTCAATGAGCTGAACCTTCAGCGAGTAGACCGACGCCTTCCGCGTCTTCATCGGCAGGACCGCGAACGCGTCGCCGCCCTCGAGCGCCGAGCGCGTCACGAGCGCTTGCTGTTGGTAGAAGTCCAGCGTCGCCGCCGCATCGCACGCGATCGGATTCTCTGCCCACAGACGGAACTCGCTCTCGATCGTCCGCTGAAGAACCTGCGCCTCCTCGTCGCTGAGGCCGAGGACGTCCGCCTTCACGCACGAGTGAAGCATCAGCCCCGTCCCCATCGCGTTCGAGACGACCGTGTTCACCGCGCCGAGCGCGAGCGAGTTATTCCGGATCAGATCGCGCGAGCGATCGCGCAGCCGCGGGAGATCGTGAAGCGTATCCGCGTCCGCGGATCCGTTCGTCGTGATCCACGTCGCCGTTGCGCGCCGATCGTACTTCGCGCCGTACCACTGCCCGACGATCGCCATGTGATGACGAGCGCGCATGCGCTCGAGACCGCGGACGGGATTCACGTACTCGACGAACCGATCGACGAACGTTCGCCGCGGGGGCGTGGGCGTCTTCATGGCGTCTTCACTCCGTAGCGAACACGAGCTCCGCCGCTACCCCCGCGCGAGAGCTGATTCACCTTCCTGTCCCAAAACTCGATTTGCGAAAGGATCGTCGCCGCGTCCGCCTTCGTGAACGAGCGACCGCTGATCGTATAGCTCTGATTTTTCGCGACAGCCGTCGACGCCGCGAGCCATTGGTCGAGCTGTGCCTGTGCCTGTTCGAGAGTGATCCCGGCCATCTCGCGAGCCCTATCCGGAAACTGTCGCGATTATGTGGGCGAGCGATCCGCGCGGGCAATTAAAGTCTCGCTTTAAACCCTTGGTAGAGAAGGACTTGCGGGATCCGCGCCCGCGGGGGTAGAGTCCGAGTCGCGTTCATGTGGGGGACGCATCGATCGGGACAGCCCTCCCGATCCGCATCGCCGGGAGGCGACGCATCGGAGATTTCCTCTCCAAAACGAAGCCCCGGCGCAATGCCGGGGCTTTTCTATCTCCGGACTCCCTCGCTCCGCATCCGCCGCGTCCGCGCCGTTGCCGCCTGGAGCTGGCCGGACATCAGCACCTCGCGGAACTTCGCGAGATCTCGATACAGCCCGGGGTTGATGTAGTTCTGAAGGATGAACAGCGCCGCCAGGGACAGAACCTCGCAATCGAGCGCCTCGTTTCGCTCGTGCGTCTTGATCCATCGCGTTTTGACCTTGCCGCCGCGCTTCTTGTCCCGCATCCGGACCTTCTTCTCGCTCGTGAGCTGATCGAGATACTCGTCCGTCACCCACGCGGGCAGATGGATGAATCCGGGCGGATACGGCTTCGTCGCGCCGTTCTCGTCCGTCGTCGGCACCGCGAGCTGAAGACGCGAGAAGATCCGCTCCTTCGCCGCGTGCGTCGCGATCGTGAACAACCGGATCGCGTGACGCTTCGTCGATCCCTCTTGCACGAGGATCGGCTTCGCGTGCATGTCGACGCCCTTCGTCGCGAATACGCGGTCGCGGAGCGTTTGCCGCGGGAGGACGAAGTCGTACACCGCATCGTTTCGATCGCCGTCGCCGGAGTCGATCACCGTGATAAGTGGTCGGAGCTTGATCCCGCTCTCGTGAACGAACTCGCGTAGCCGGAGCGCCTCGAGCTGATCCCACACGTCTTGATCCGTCGACGGATCTCCCCAAAAGATCTCGTAAGCGACGAGCCACGACTCCTCGCCCGGACCCCACGCCTTCACGGACGCCTCGATTCGATTTCCCTGGACGTCAGCCTGACACGTCAGCAGCGCCGCGCCGTTCGGTACGTCGAACTCGCTAAAGCGCTCGACCGTCGTCCCGCCGTACGGCTCGAGACGCGCCGCCAGTCCTTGAGCATCGAGCGAGCTCCCGCGCTCCTCCCAAAACTCGCCGAGCTGGAGCGTGACGAATTCCTTCAGCTTCTCGACGTCGCCCTGAGCGTCGACCCACTTCTGAGCGAGCGCCGCCCATGAATCTTTCCACGGACGATAGAGCGCGTTCAGGTGGAAGCCCACGACCGAGCGCTCCGGGTACGTCGCGATCCAGCGACCGCGATCGAGCATCGCCTTCTTGTGCTTCTCGCGGATCCCGCGCCGACATCCCGCGCACACGTACTCGACCGAGTCCGGATCGACCTCTCCCGTCTCCTCGTTCACCTTGTAGACGAGTCGATACTCCTTCGTCTGCGGATCCTGCCACCACAGAACTTGCTCGAGCGAGCAGTGCGGACACGTGACATAGAAACGACGTTGATCGCTCGCGAGCCATCGCTTCTCGAGACGCGAGAGTCCCTTCGGCTTCGCCGGAGTCGAGCCCTTGAGGATCTTCGGGCAATTGACCGTCTCCGTTCGATTCTCCGCGACCTCCATCGGATCGCCTTCGCCGCCGACGTCGTCGGGATACGCCTCGACCTCGTCCATCAGGACGATCTCGACCATGTCGGAGCGCAGATCCGTGCCGACGTTCGCGCCCGCGAGCTTCAGGAATCCGCCCGGGAATTCCTTCAGCTTGAGCGTGTTTCCGCCCTTCGTCCGCTTCGCCTGACGGATCCGCTTCTTCAGCTCCGGGCAATCCTGGATCAGCGGATTGATTCGCTTCCGCCCGTAGTCCTTCGCGTTGTCGCTCGTGGGTTGCACGATCATCAGCGGACGCGGATCGACACAGATCGAATACGCCGTGATGGTGTTCAGGATCAGCGACCAACCGACCTGCGTCGGTTTGACGAAGACGATCTCCGTCACGTTCGGATCCTTGAAGACGTCGACGATCTCGCGCTGATACGTCTCGAGACGTAGCTCGCCAGGACGCGGCGTCGTCCCTTTCCGGAGCCAGATGTTTTGTTCCGCCCACTCGGACGGAAGGATGTCCGGAGGCGGCTCCCACATCGCGCGGAGACGCTCATGCGCCGCCGCGATCGCGGGAAGCGCCTCCGGTGCGGTGACGTATTCCGTCGCCTCCATCACGCCCCCGCTTTCTTCGCTCGCGCCTTCCGCGCCGGAGCCTCGCTCGCCTGGACTTCTTCCGCGGGGATCTCGAGCCGCGGAGTCGACTTCGCCAGCTCCGACAGCGCCTCGCGATGTGCCTTCTCGAGCTTCGCGATAATCATCGACTTCGACTCCTCGCCCACGAGATCACCGGAGACGCGCGGACCGACCGCCATCACGCGCGCTTTCGTCTCCAGAATCATCGACGCGACGATCGCCTCGTGATCCTGGATCGTCATCAGCGAGCCGCGATCCTTCGCGAGAGCGAGCTCCTCGCGCTGACGCTGGACACGGATCAACGCCTGACGCTCGCCGCGGAGCGATCCGACCGCGCCGTCCTCGTCGATCGTTCCCTTCGAGCTCAGCGCCTTTTGCAGATACCGGATATACCAGAGCATGCACTGAGCGAGATCGTACTTCCCGCGTTCGACGCGCGGCATCCCCTCGTGAACGAGTTGCTCGACGCGCCGCGTCGTGACGTTGAGCGCCGTCGCTATCTGATTCGATCCGACCGTAGCCATCAGATCCCCCGACTCCAGTCGCCGACGCCTCGCCAGTACGCGCCGCATGCGCCCGTGTACGAGCGCCGCCCGTTATTCCGGTAGCCCTTGAACTTCCACCACTCGACGAAGAACGACTTCACGAGCGACCACCAATGCTCGCGGAGATTGAACTTTGGCGACGTCGCGATCGACCAGCGATGCCAGGAGAACGACGTCACCGCGCCGACGATCACGAGCTCGAACGCGAGCCACGCCAGGAACAGCGCGATCGACGCCCACACCGAGACGCCCGTCCAGTAGAAAAACCCGTTCATCCGTTCCCCTCCGCTGCTTCGCCCGCGAGCGCGAAATACGCCGCGCCGTCCTCGTAGTCGTCCGGATTATGCGCGCCAGCCGTCGCGCGCGCAGCCTTCAGCGCGACCATGAACAGCCATCCCTCGCGCTCCGTGAGCTTATGGCCCGTCAGCGCGTTGAAAGCGTCGACCGCGCGCTTCATCGATCGCTCGCCTCCTGGACAGTCGCGCGACGCCGCACGATTCGCGATATGACCGCGCGCCGCTTCGAGGATCTCCGCCGCCCTACTCGGTCGCGTCGAAGCCATCGCGTCGACGACATCCTGAATTTCCTCGCGTGTTGGAAGGATCGCTTTCGCCATCATCAGAACTCCAGCTCGATCGAATACGTTGAACCGCCGCGCTTGATGCGACGGATCATCCCCGGATACAGCTCCTTCAGCAACTTGATCGCGCGCAGCTCGACGAGCTGCGTTCGATACAGCGCGCAGCCGCCCGGATCCTTCCAATGCGAGTTTTCCCAATACAGATAGCGCGCCGCCACGACGCCGCCGTCTTCCTTGATACAGCGGAGCGTGAGCTCGTAATCCTCTTTCACGCGGAACCGCTCGTCGAAGCGCGTCCGCCCGTCGTTGAGTATGCCCATGAACGACGCCGTCACGTACGAGCGCGTGAGGATCGGCTTCCACGGGTATACCGACCGCGGCGCGCTCTGCGTCGCGACGCCCCATATCCGATACCCGAGATCCTCCGTCAGCTCGAACAGCCGGAGGCATTCCGCGATCCACTCGACCTCGTTCATCTTGAGGTGCTTCGACGACGCGCGATCGAGACGGACCCAGCCCTGAACCTTCACGTCGTCGTCGACCATGACGACCCACGGATCCTCCGTGTTGTCGAGGATCCAGTTCCGCGTTGCGGTGATACCGCGGACGGAGTCGGGCACCGCGACGAGATTCGTCACGCCGCATTTGCGATAGTCCTCGAGCTCCGACGCCGGCACGTAGACGACCGCGCTAGGGAGGATCTTCTTCGTCTTGACGCCGTTCGGGCGTCCCTTCGACGGGATGGCGATCAGCACGATCCGACCTCCAGCTTTTCGAGGAGATCGCGCGCCTTCACGACGCGCTGAACGCCCGTCGCATCGAACGGGCTCCCGGGCTTGTAGCCGCCACGACGCACCGCGCCGAGACCGAGCGCGAAGCGAAGTTGCTCGAACTCGCCGTCCTCGTCGCACACGATCACGACGAACTCGCGCCCCGGTTGGAGCTGGACCGCCTGATCGAGAAGGGTCTCGACGTCCGGCTCGCCGCTGTCGCCGTCCGCGTCGAGTCCGAGCTCGCCCTCGAGCTTCGCGACCAGCGCGCGGAGTCCGTCCGTGTCCGGGTTGAGCGTCTCGATCAGCTCCTTCAGCTTCGCCGCGTCGATCCCCGCGAGCGCGCCGATCGGATCGAGCGTCGTCAGAACGAGATCCTCCTCCTCCTCCGTCAGCTCGACATACGCGACGGGAATCGTCCCCGCGGATCGCTCGAGCGCCAGCTCGACGCGGAGATGACCGTCGACGAGATGGCCCGTCGTCCGATTCACGATCACCGACTGAACGAAGCCCACCTCCTGGAGCGCGCCCGCGAGCGCCTCGCGCTGCTCCTTCGGGTGGGTGCGCCAGTTCTTCGGGTTCGCGAGCAATTGCTCGGGCGACTCCTCGCCGTGACCGACGATGCGGTTCTTCCAATCAGCCATGACGCGGACTCCTTTTCATCATTTCGCGATCGATCGCGAGTCGGAGATGCGATCGGTTCTGTCCCACAACCCACTGCCGGAGCGTCGCTTCGTCGACGTCCGCATCCTCCGCGACGCGACCGATCGACTCGCCGTCCACGACGACGCGACGGATCAGCGAGAGGACCGTCTCGTCGTCCGTCTTGATATGGCCCCCGGTCAAATGCTTTCGCTCCTTCGCCTTCTTCTTCTCGGTGGGTGGCAGGGAATTGACCGCCGTCCGTAGCGCTTTACTGAACATCGTCCGCGGAGCGCTGACGGTGTGGGTATTCCCGACGTTGCCCTTCGGCTTCGGCTTCGCCGCGTAGTGGAAACGATCACCCATGACTCGAGCCCTCCGTGCGAATGATCCGAAGCGGGACGACGTTCCCGAGTCCGAACGACATCTTCTCGGCGACATTGCGGGAGAGGTGAACTGAGTGCAGGACTCCGCCTCCGTCCATATCCTCAACGGCCCATGCGTGCGGCCTTCCCGTGAGGATCTTGATCGCCTGAGCGACTACGTCGCACAGCGCCGGAGCCTTCGCCGCGCCCTCCTCGCCGTTCATTGCGACGTCGAGCTCGCGCGCCAAGCGCCGGACGTCGTCCGCGTTGATCCACGATCCGCGCTCGAGCTCGAGTCCCTGACGCATGAGCCGCGCCGCGAGCGCCCACTCCTCCGACTCGAGATAGAGCTCCTCCGCGCAGTCCTTACGCGCAACCCACTCGAGCTCCTCCGCGAGCTTCTCCGCCTTCTGGATTTCGTCGTTCATCGTTTCCTCTCCGCTATCAATCCGAACCGAAACGCACAATTACGCCCGGTTATCTAACAAGTCGTCGGGGTCCGAATCACCCGATACGGGCCGCATCCCCGGAAGTACCTTCGCCGTTCAGGTAGTTCAGGTTCGTGAATCCGTTCAGGTACGTCCCTCCATTCAGGTTATTAAGGTTCGCGTTCAGGTTCGTGAGACCGAGCACAACGCGCTGTGAGCGCCTCGCATGGGTGAGGGTGTACCCACGTAGCGGGTAGCCCTCGCCTCGCCGCGCACAGCCACGCACGCGCAGCCTCACAGCCCGAACCTCTCACGCACCACGGCCCACTGCTTCGCGAAGTTGTCCGGGAAGACCTGACCGTATACGCGCTGAGCGATGTCAGTGAAGGGAAGTCGCTTCGTATAGCTGGCGCTGGGCACGAACAGGAGCACGGGGCGGACTCCTCCCTCCGCCGTCCGCTCGTAGATCCCGGGACGCAGCTTCCCGCGCTCCTGTCGCAGCGCGAAGTATTCCGGTCCCTTCTTCCGACGCCGCTTCTTCGACGCCGCCGTCTGGTTCTGGTAGGGATCAGAGCTCGCCTTGAGCTGGGACAGGATGCGCGTGTACACGCTGGCCGGGATGTTCCCGTACTGATCCAGCTTCGCGTACTTGGACGCGACCGTGAGCATCCCCCCGGGCAACAGCCCCGCCGCACTCAGCGCCCGCTCCGACCGCTTCGCACGACGCGCCCCGCCGTACACCTCAGCGAACAGGTACTTCACCGCGGGCGTTCCCTTGGCGGCAAAGTCCTTGATGAACACGTCAGCCGAGAGCTTGTCCTTCGTCGCCGGGGAGACATACAGCGAATTCACCGTGAAGGGCGTCGGACGATCGAATACCTCCGGCATCGTCCGCTGAATCGTGTCCTTGATCTCGCGAGCCGTCTTCGAGAGCGCGCCCGCCATCGCGTACGGGAGCGCCTTCTTCTCCGCGTCGCTGAGCTTCCGCTTCAGGACCGAGTCGTCCCACGTGATCCGGATAGGGCTGTCACCGCCGCCGCTGATCGCCATCGCCTTACGCCTCCGCTCCGACCATCTTCAGGAGATTGAACACGCCGCGCCCCTTCCGACCCGAGCCGCGCACGATGAACAGCCCCGTCGACGGCCAATAATCCACCACGAGCCCGCCGCCGCGGACGATCAGGTGAATCCCGCCGTTATTCGACTCGAACCGGACGCCGCGCTCCTGGAGAAGCGCCGTCGACCGCTCCAGATTCGAGAGCCGCCTCTCGCGCCCCGCCTCGCGCATCGCCCCGAAGATCTCGCCGATCTCGCTCATACGCCACCCCGCGCGCTCGTCCCGTCGAACTTAATCATCCGACCGCCGTTCTCGCGGAGCCGATCGATCACGCGCGCGTCGAGAAACCGCTGAAGCTCCTCCGGCGTGCAATTCGTGATGACGATCGTCGGTCGGACGTCCTGATAACGCCCGTCGATCACGTCGAACGTATGGACCGCCTCGCCCTCCGTCCCGTACTGGACGCCGATCTCGTCGATGACCAGGAGATCCGCGGACCGCAGCTCGCGAAGGATCTCGAGCTCCGTCTCGCCGCCCTCCGACCGCCACGCCGCCCGGATCCTCCGGATCATGTCGCCGATCTTCACGTACTGAGCGCGCTTCCCACGCCCACACAGCGCCAGGATCGCCGCGCACGCGAGCATCGTCTTCCCCGTACCCGCGGGTCCGGCCAGGATCAGCGAGCGCCCGATCTTCGCCATCTCGTCGAAGCTCTCGACGAAGTCGACGATCTGCGCCTTCGCGCGCCGGAGCGAATCGTTCCGCTCCTGGAACGCCTCGAACGAGACCGCCGCGATCCCGCGCTCCGGATTCCCCGCGAATCGCATCGGCACGCCCGACCGAGCCCGGAGCGCCTCGATCTTCCGGATCCGCCGCTCCTCCGCCTCCGCGCGCATGAGCTCCGCCGTCTCGCGCTCGAGCCGCTCGCGCCGACGCTCCCGATCCTCGTCCGTGACCTGGAAGACGCCGCGAACGACGTCCCCGAAGCTCGAGCCCGCCTTCACGCCGCCGTTACTGGCCGCCGACTGGCTGGTGACGCCCGCCGCCGTAGCCTGATTCCCGTTCTCGCTCATCCGACCTTCTCCCCGAGCTCGCCATGCATCCAATCGTTCAACTCCGACCGCGTCCCATCGAGATAGCCGCCACTATCCCCGACACGACCGCCGCCACGCCCGCCGCCGCGCTTCTGGAGATCCTGGAACGCGCGCCGGATCCAGTTTCGCCACGTGGCGGGCCAATCCAGCTTGACGCCCTTCGATCCGCTGACGCCCTTCCAGTAATCGCGGAACTTCGCCGTCTCGAGACGCAGATCCACGCCCGCGCACTCCGCCCGCATCTCCGCCACGAGCTGCGGATCCGGAGACCAGCCTTCCGGGAGACGGGTTCCTCGAGTCGAATCCTTCCCGCGCTTACTCGAGTCATCCGCGGGCGGCGGAGCCGGAGGCGACGCGCTCGATCCCTCTCCTTCGGTCCCTTCCTGATCCCTTCCTTGATCCAGGTCCAGGTCCAGATCCAACGACGAACCTTCGAGAGCTTTCGCGACTCCTCGCGAAGCCTCGTCGAACGATGGAATTTTCGAGCGCGACGGCTTGTCAATTTTCTGGTGTTTCAACCAGTTACAGATCTCGAGGTACGACGTCCCGTCGAGGCGATAGCGCCGGACACACTTCTCGCGCTCGAGCTCGTCGAGCCAGCCGTCGATCAGCTTCGGCGCGTCCTCGTCATAGGGGAAAAGAACGCTCGCGAGCATTCGCGAAGCCGCGCGAGTCCTCCCCTCGTCATCGCAGATCGTCCACAGCATCAGGAACAGGAGCCGCGCGTCGCGCGACACCCGCCCCATGCTCTCCGACTGCGGAAACTCCGGCTTGATCGTCCGGATTCGTGCCATAGCCCTATCCCCCTTGCGCCGCGGACGGTACAGGCTCCGCCCCGGCGCCGCAATCACCGCACGCGATCGGCGGGAGATCCTTCTCCGCCGCCGCCAGTTCCGACCGTACGCGGACGAGGATCCGCGTAAGCCTTTCGACCTCGCCGTCCGTCGACAGCCGATTCGCCGCCGCTCGCGCCGCGCGCTGGATCTCCCACGTCGACGCGTCGCCGTCCAGCCCGAGCGCCATTGCAAGCTCGCGCCGCGCCGCATCGACCTCCATCGCCGCCAGCGAGGCACGCTTCCGGATCTCGTCCTCGAGCTTCTTTTGCTCCTCGACCGCCTTCTCGCGCCGATCCCGGAGCCGCTCGAGCTCGTAGTTCAGCCACGACTCCGCGCCCGCCACGTCCGCCAGGAGCCGCGCGATCTTCTCGCCGAGGATCCGCCGCGCCTTCGTCGTATGGATCCAGCCGTCCGCGGATCGCGCCGTGATCGGCTTTCCGCTCCTCCCGAATCCGTCGATGAACAGCTTCAGCCACGCCTCTAGCGGGAGGTTCTCCACGCGCGACAGCGTCGGACCCTTGACCGTCCGCCATCCCGTCTCGCCGCGGATCATGAGCCCGCATCCGCTCGGGATCTCGCGCTTATCGATCAGCCCAGCCGGGACCGCGAAGACGACGCCGGACGCATAGCGCAAATACGACTGCCACTTGCCCGCCGTCACGTCGCGCCGGAAGTCCGAGACGCTGATCTTCACCTCGTACGCAATCGGCCGGAAATTCGCGTACGACTTCGGGACCGTATACACGTCCGGACGCGGAGATCCGCTCGGGCCGAGCTGCATGTCCTCCCATACGACGCGATCGCCAGCGCGTAGCGTCTGCGCGAGATCGTGAGCGAGGTCGTCATGTTTCCAGTCCATCGCTCAGCCCTCCGGACGCTTATTCGCCTGAGCCGCCAGCCCGTCGAGCGGGCGCACCACAGCGCGCACGCCCGAGGACGGTCCATAGAGCTTGATCTTCGAGTCGACGACGACCTGAACATCGTCGCGGTAGACGACGCCGTTCATCGCGTCCTTGATCGCCTTCTCGATGTTGTCGGAGTCCGGCTTCGTCGTCGGCCACACCTTCCCGCACGCCGCGAGCTCCTTCTTCCATCGCGGCCAGCTATCCGGCGTCGTGACGACGATCCGGAGCTCGAGCGAGACCGGACCGTCGAGCATCGCGAGCCCCGCCCTCTCCATCGCGTCGATCGCGAGCGACTTCACGATCCCCTCATACGTCCGCGTCTTCTGAGGCGTCACGACTCGCGCGCCTCCCCCGGGCATCACCACGGCGCGCCCGCGACCCTTCCCGACAGGCGCGCCCGGGATCCATATCTCGATAGCCGTCATGCGCGCGCCCTCCACAGCGTTTTGGGCGAGCGGTTCGAGCTATTCGCCGGAGCGAAGCCGACGCTCTCGATCACGCCCTCGCGCGCCGCGCGCTTGAACACCGCGCCGAACGCGCGTCCGTCCGGTGGATCCTCGAGACCGTTCGTCGACGCGTAAGCGCGGAAGCTCTCTCCGAGAAACGGCGTCCCGACCTGAGCCTTCACCTTCGCGAACATCGCCAGGAGCTCGAACGCGCGATCCTGCCAACCCGGAGCGGTTCGTTCCGCGTGATCCGCCGCGCGCTGAGCGCCGGACTCGCCGCGGGCCTTCGCGATCATCGCCTCCGCTTCAGAGCGCGGAACCTCGATCCAGTCGCCTCGCCTGACATAGAAGTTCGCCGCCCTGAGACCGACAAGAGATCCGCCGTTCACGTTCTCCGAGCCGTCTCGAAGTATGACCGTCCACACCGATTCGTCACGGTCGATGCGTACGAGGAGCGTTTCTTCCCATAGTTCCGCATTCGCCGCGCGGAAGAAGCGCGGGAATCCGCGCTCCTCCGTCTTCGTCATCGTCTCCATGCTCAGCCCTCCCTCTGACCGCGCGTGCGAGTCGTCGAGCCCGTGAGCTCAGCCGTCCGCGCCTTCGCCGCGTCCTGGACGCGCTTCCGATCCGCGTCTCCGAGCTCGCGCGCGAGATCCTGGATCTCCGCCAGCTCGTCGACGTCCTTCGCCGCCTCCGCGCGCCGCATCAGCGACGCCGCGTCCGCGATCGGAGCGCCGACCTCCGGCTCCCCCTTGGCATCAGCGCCGCCCACCTCCGGACCTGGAGTCGGATCCGCGCCGCCCGTCTCGCCGGGAGCCGCGCCCGCGCCGAACTTGCCCGCCGTCGACGTCGCCGCCGCCTCCTCGCGATCGCGAGCGAACGCCGCCTCCGGCGTAATCTCGCCTTCCTTGATCGCCGTCGCGATACCCTTCAGCGTCGCCAGCTCGTCGAGGCCGATGTCCTCGATCCCCTTGACGCCCATCTTCGCGAGGATCGCGTCCGACTGGACGCCGAGCTTCTGGAAGTACGCGAACATATCGCTCCGCTTATTCGCGAGCGTCTTCACGTCGCCGACCGCCGCCTTACGCGCCTCCTGGTACAGCGGATCCCACAGCGCTTTGGGTATTCCCTTCAGCACCGCGTTACGGAGAGCGATCGAGCTCGCCGCGTTACCCGTGACCGCGATCATGTCCGACGAGAAGCGACGACCGTCGCGCCCCGTGATCCGACGCTTCACCTCGAACGTGATCGAGACGTTCTTCTCGAGATCGTGGAAGACGCCTTGCGAGACGATGAACTCGCGCTCCTCGGCCACCACGCGCGCGCCAGCGCGGCAGTTGCCCCACGACGACGCGATCATCTCCGCGAAGCGAGCGGACGGACCTTCGATCATCTTCGTCTCGCCCTTCTCCTTCCGCGGCAGCGCGTAGATGCACGACTCCGCGATCTCCTCCGTCAGCGTGACGAGCTCGCGCGCCTCGTCCATGAATCCGCGGATACTGCGCGGATACGCCTTCGCCGTCGTGATCTGCTGATCGACCTCCGCACGCTGGAGCGCGACCAGCGCGCCCACGTCGCCGCCCTGGATCACGACCTCCTGTTCTTCGTTGTTACGCGCCGGACCGCGATTCGCCGCTCCGCCCGTCGCGCGCTTCAGTGCATCGATACTCATCTTCGGTTTCTCCTGGTAGGTGAATGGATCAGTCGCCCGCGTACAGCCGGAACGGACGAGTCGGGATCTTCTTCGTGAACTGAGTCGCGAGCTTCTTGTTCTCCGCGCGGAACGCCTCGAGATCGAAGCGCGACGTCTCGCCGCCCTTCCACGTCGCCGCCTTCTTCCCGTCGAGCGTAAGGATCTGCGCGTTCCCCATGTAGCGCTTGAGCTGGAACTCGAGCGCCGCCTCCTCGAGCTCGTAGCCCTTGAGCTTCGCCTTCACCGCGCGGAGACGGAGGAGCGCGTGAATCAGCTCGTCGCCCTCGAGCGCGATCTCGTCGCCGTTATCGGTCGGGAACTTCAGCGCCAGATCGTCGAGCGTCTTCTCGGGTGGCGGCGTGCGCGTCTCGACGAGACGCCAAAAGTCGACCTCCATCCGCCGAATACCCGCGATGACGTCGTCGTCACGCTCGACCAGATGAACGCGGAGATCGTCCGCGCCGATCAGCGCGCCCACGACCGCGAGCCGCTTCGGTCGCACCATGAGCCCGTGCATCGTCTGAGCCGTGTAGTACGGCGGGATATCGTCCGTCCCCTGCTCGCCCCACTGCTTCGCCTGGAACGCGTGAACGGTCTTGAGCTCCGCGTTCACGTCCTCGCCGTCGATCTTCAGCTCCGCGTCGATCTCCGCCGCCAGGAACGGGAGGTCCGCGTCCTGGTATCGGTTCTGTTCGTCCTGCGTCGACACGCGGAGGACTTCGACCTCGTGACCGCGATCCTCCAGCTCCTCGACGAGCATCTCCAGAACGTACGGCTCGAGCTTCTTCCCGCGCTTCAGCACCTTCTCCCGCATCTTGTCCGCGGGCTCCGGCAGAGCTTGACCCGTTTTCTTGAGCCACACCTGATAGGGCGTCGCCCACGGCGACAGACCCAAGATCGCCGCCGCGTCGGATCCGCCGATATACCTCGCGCGGTCGATAGCGCCGACCGCAACCGCTTCATTGCCCATTGTGATTTCCTCTCGCTTCGTGGGAACTACCAGCGCCCTACGCGAGCGCCGACTTCTTCGAGCGCGTTTGCTCGATGTGGTCGTGAATGTCCTCGAGACGGATCGCACCGTTCGAGATCCTCACGAGATCACGCTGTTTCGCGTTGACGGGCTCCGTCGTACCCCACAGCCATTGGTAAACAGCCTGGGTCGTGAGCGAGTGCCCTCGACGCTTCATCTCGTAAACCAGATCCGCGACGCCGTACTGCATTACCCACGCCGCGAACTTCGTCTTCTCCGCTACCTCTCCAGCCTTCAT